CTACGTTCTGCACATGCCTGTAAGCTTAGTGGGTTTCTCTGACCACGATCAAGTATATACTCAGCAAGCATGGTGTCATAGATGTCACCGTCATACTTGAAGCCACACTGCCACAACCACATTAAGTCATGCTGTGCATTGTGCATAATCAGTAGCTTAGTACTATCCAAACATTTCTGTATCTGTTCTCTTCTTGAACCTGTTTCATCCTTGCATTCATTGTGATCTAGATTAAATATCTTTAATTGATTTGGCTTGTCAGCATTACAAATACCTACCTGTACCAAAGTATTGTCAGGCTCAAACGGATCAAGGTGTACCTTGCCATCACGCTTGGTGATAGTATTCTCTACGTCTAGTACTAATCTCATGCTGAGTACACGGATCTTGAACCGTCAAGCACACAAGTAATCTTACCTTGGTAGCCATTCAGTTTGTTCTTAGCTATGTTTAAGTATCTTACCGGATCTTCCTCTTCTCCTTCTGCTTGTTGTGTCTTACCAATTAGTATCATCAGGTCAGCTTCTGCTGCTTTGCCTGTCTTACTGCCTTCCATCATAGCTTGGTTCAGGTCAGCCCTGCCCTCTGCTTCTGCTGATAGCTGAGACATCCACACCACAGCACAGTCATACTGCTTGGCTATGTTACGTGCATGTATAGCTGCTGCCTTGAGAGTTATATCTGTTCTCTCTGATCGTATGTCTGCAAACTTATCGCCCATGTCCAGGATTACTACATCAGGACGTTCATACTTTACAACTGACTCTACCCAATCCATACCCTTACCTGTGCTGTCCTTGAACTGTATGTTCTCAGACACAGGGTGATATCTCTTAGCTGCTAATGCTTTGTTAGCACGTACCTCAGTCATTGTCATGTTGGATGACGCACTGATGTATCGTGCAGCTACACGTGTTACTGCTTCTTCATTAGCAAGTATAATACACTTAGCACCTTGATGTGCAAAGCCTTTGTCACCTGCTATGATAGAAGCATGGAAGCTAGTCTTTCCAGTATTAGGACGAGCGCCAACCAGAATAAGATGACCACCACTGATACCCTCCACCCTACGAGCCAGACTGGATATGTTAAATTTCCATTTCGATTCAAGTGCCGTTGCATCAAGGATAGTATCAAGACTGTGATCATCCCACTCGACACGAAGATTTGGAGTAAAGTCATCTTTGTATTCCTCTAATAGTTTACGTAATGGTTCAAGGCTATTCTCTGCACCGTTCACAAAGTCAAAGCCTAAGTTAGCTACACGATCTCCGACATGCTGTTGGAATAACTGTGACAGTGTATCCTCTGCTATCTCTCCTTTGATAGGTTCAGCTATCTCGATACGCTTGAACAAGTCTTCGTATGCTGTACGTGTAGCGGTGGTCATACTTGCATTGACACGATTAAATACAGCATGTAAGTCAGACACAGATAGATCACCATCGTATGTCTCCATAGCTGTATCTAATGCTTGCTTTATCTTACGTACATCCTTACTGAATATACGATCAGGGCAACGCACACCCTTATGATCATCATAAAACTCTTTATTGAGTAGTGTCTTGATCAGTGCTAGTTCCATCATCTCGGTTTATCCTCGCTCTTTCCTCTGCTCTCGCTCTCTCTGCATCAGTGAATGATCTTATCTTGCTGACAGATTCACCTGTCTCATAATTCACTATGACACCTGTGTTCCACTTAGCACGTTCCTCCTCTGCATCTTCCATATTGTCAAACAACTTAGGCTTAGGAAAGTTCTCGAACACTGCACCCTCTGGTACATACATGATGTCTCCATCTACATCAATGGTTACTGCTAACTTCATTTACCAACTCCTTTAACTTATCCATATCTTCGTACTCACGATACTTTATATCATCAATTAAATTCATTGCAACAGTTTTGTTACCTGTCCACAATTCTATCTCTCTTCGATACTCTACTGTCTTACCTATCGCATCAGGATCAAGGGCTATGATTACCTTGTCATACTCTCCGATCTTCTCCATGTGCTTAGGACTCAAGCTTGTGCCAAGGATAGCCATAGCTGTGACGTATGGTATCTCTTGGAATGCAACAATAGCAGAGACTACATCTTCAACAATCAGCAAAGTCTTAGCATCACCTATCGTATAGTAATCAGCTTCACCTGTGTAGCGATACCACTTGGGGTGTTGGCTCTTACCTACTGCCCTACCCACTGCATCAACAATCCTACCGTCATGCTTGATAGGAAAGACAACACGTTCATCCTTCACATCATACATGGTATCACCTATCGCTATGCCCCATCGTTTGATGTAGCGTTGGTACTTCGTGTGTGATGCTTTCGGTGTCACCACATACTCAGGTATCTCCATAGTATCCTTCTCTTTCTTTATGTTTGTATACGCACGTTGTAATTGTTGTTCTTCTAATCTTCTGTGTATCTCTGCTGCTGTCATGTCTGTACCATGAATACCGCCAACAGTACAGCCTAGCTTAAAACAGTTATACTTTATGTCACCTAACTCATTGGTAGCTGTAAATGTATTCTTACCTCTACACTCAGGACAGTCACCTCTATAACGATCACTCTCTTTGAGTCCGAGATCAATGACAAACTGTCTGATGCTAGTCTTCCTCACGTACACCATGCTTCTCTCCTCTGGCTGCTAGTGCCTTGCTTGCACCACTGAATGTGTTGACCATGTACGGCTTGACTGATGATGTGTTCTGGTGACCTGTTACCTGCATGATACCTGCTAGATCGACACCACCTTCCATCATTTCTGTGACCGCTGTCCTACGTAAATCCATAGCCGTAAGCTCTTTAGGTAGATTAGCTTCGTCCAGGATCTTGTTGATATGTAATGATATTTCCTCTTTGTCATAGGGTGTATATGCTCCTGCTCTAGGCTTCACTCTCGGTACTACGTACTCTTGAAAGCCAAAATCCTCCTTCTGCTGACGCAGCATAGAACACAAGCCCTGAGAGATAGGGAGGTGAACCTCTGCGTTACGCTTGCTCTGAGTCATATCAATACGACAATGGTTTAAGTCTAAACTATCCCATGTAAGAAGCCGAACATCTCCTACACGTTGACCCCAGTCGTATGCCATATGCACAATCAGCCCAATGCTGCGCCAGCGAAAGTCGCTGTAAGCTGTGTCAAGAAAGATTGACACTTGTTCACGGCTCCAATGTACTCGCCTTGGTTTTTCTGCAACCGTTTGCACCAAAGAGATTGGATTGTGAATCATCACATCATATCGCATGGCATGTTTCCACGCAGCAGAAAGGACACTGCGTCTGTAGTTGGCAGTGCGAATACCAACTTGTAACCATTGCTCGTATGCTTGTGTGATGTGTCGAACTTTCAAGTTCTTACAGCGATAACCCCCAAGAGTCTTACCTTCTACTTCTGTCAGTATAGCAGCTTGCAAGTGCGTTTCGTAGTCTCTTTGGGAGGAGGACGAAAGCCTACGATACACATCAGAGTGCAAATAAAAGTCTACTATTTGTGTCAGAGTAGCTGACTGCTTGGGGATATTCATATTACCATTTCCTCCTTACCTTCCAATAAGCCCATGCTCTACTACAGTGTCCATCGCCAAGCAATGTGTCTAATAGTCGCACGATATTAATCTTCTCGTTTCGTTTCCACTCCCAGTTTCGAGCGGAGAACGTTTGATTTAGTCTGCCACCAAGAATAACGTTTAACAGGACGCTCAGTGCTATGAGTATCCTTACTAGGTAGGTTACCCACCCAATGTGTAACATCATCGAAAGGCGCATTCGTATCTTCTGTATCATCATGTTCACTTACTTGCATGTATAAACCACAGGTAAATGAAGCCAATAAAATATGCAACCATTATAAGTAATGGCACACCTGCTGCTAGAAGTTCGGATACCATGTAATCCCCTTTGCTTCATCATCTTTTAACTCTTTCAAGTACTCACCTTCGAGTCGTGCTTTCTCGAAGTCACCTTCCCATTCGTAGTCATCTTTCCTACGCTGTGTTTGATTAATGAGTCGGTGTATAGGTAATACTTTAGCTTTAACTTGCATGTTCTTTCCTCCTTATCTCAACGGTTAACTTAGGAAACATTTTAAGATACCGTAGCTCGTAGCGTACAGCATCCATGCGATGTTTGAATGAGTGGTAACCAAACCACTTACCATTATGTCCAAACCATACTTCATAACTCATTAGCATCTCCTCTCTTTGCTAGTACCATAAGTTTTATCAGAACCCCAACAAACGTCAAGAGGTTTTATCTTTCCGTTAGGCAAAGCCATGCCAGGGTACTTGTAATGTGGGTTCTCTTTCAAGAACTGTCTTAGTCTTTCTACCTCAAGCTTGCGTTGGGCATGTCGTAACTCTTGGACACATGCTGCTCTGCCAGTCCAGTGTTCATGCTTGGACATGCAATACTTATGGATAGGATTCTGTTCTTCAACCATCGCTAGTAGTAGTTCTATCATTCACCATCTCCAATGCTTTCTTGATTAGTTCTTTACCTTCATCATACTGCCCAGTGAATAGCTTGTCATAGCCCCACCTAAAGTAGGATAATTCTTTTTCACCTACCTCAATATCTTTTGTCTTATCAAACCATTCTTTCCGTACCTCATCACCATAAGGATCAGCACCTGTACCTACCTTATTAGCATTGAGAAACCTCAATAAGCTAGGCTTGTCAGTGGGTACATCGACAGTCTGATACCCCTTGCCGCACATCTTACGTGCATCAGCTTGTGTACCTGCCCATACACCTTCAGAGTTTTTGTATAGTTTCATAAGTCTTCCTCTCTTGATCAGTAATACAATATATTCCTGTCACTGGATTGTTGAATCCAACTTCAGCAATTACCTCCATTGCTAACTCTTGTACATTACCCAAGTCACTAACCCATGCCACACAATCATCCTCTGTGTCAAATGGTTTGTGATCTATCGTAAAGGGATTACCCTGCGTTAGCATGATTAGTATCAACCACTTCATGTTCAGTCCTCCATCTATCCCATCGCTTAGTCTTAGGGAATGTTTCTCTATGTCTGCGCTCATGGTGCCATTGGTAGACAGTACTAGCAGAAAGCTCAAACTTTCTAGCTGCTGCTGCTACACTACGGAATGTCTCACCAAATAGTCGGCACTCTAATTGTTTCTGCACACGTGTTGGTTCAAACTTTATACGTGCATGTGCGTGTAGTTCTTTAGGTTGCATTAGTATTTCTCCTGTAATGTCGCACCATATACATTTACTGTGTACTTATCAATCTTTCTACCAGTCCAGTCGTTTAAGTGTTCATCTAGTTGTAGCACATCATCGCTGACTCCAAATGTTTTTCCATCTGCTACCTCTTTGAATAGTTCTACTACTACCTCTCGTATGATTTGTTTGTACTCAGGTTTAAGTTCATTTAACTGCATTAGCTTCCTCCGCTAGTCTTGATATGTCTGCATAAGCATTCTGCAAACTCTGTTGTAACTCTTTCACATTACGCTTGAGTATTTCTATCTCGTCAGCTTGTGCGAGTATCATCTTTCTGTTTTTCTCAGCTTCCATTTCATCAGGTAGCATGGGCTTTCTCCTTCCCATATGTATGTATGTTGTGACAGTTAGCACATAGAACCTCACAATTAGCTAACTCTTTTTTGAAATTTATTTTTAGTTTATTATGATTTTTTAAACTTACACTATAATAGCTTGCACATATGCAGAAATTTTTTAGTTCAGGATTTATATGATTGAACTCTAATGCGGCAGGATGTTTATTATACCCACACCTAGAACAACCCTTCATAATTTTATATCTACTCATAACATTTTTACCATACTCTCTTTTCAGGTTTCGATATTTATTTCTGCATTTTTTACACCAAGAGTCATATCCATCTTTTTGTTTTCTATTTTTAGCATACTCAGAGAAAGATTTAGTTTGATTGCAATTTGAACAAGTCTTCATGTTTGTTCTCCCTATATACTGGGTGTTTGATGTGGTACGCTATGTACTCCCAGTTCATGTAGTCCAGTGCATTAGCTAGTAGGTCATGCGTAAAACCCTGAGTCACTATCATGTAAGGCTCGCAGTGTTCCTTCACTAGCATTTCTATATACTTAGGTGTCAGGTCAACACCATCCTCCAAGCGTTCATCAAACATAGACTCGAATGATGCTATGCATATCAGTTCAATGTTCATTCCCATTACTCTAACTTAAAGTATAC